CCTTTAATTCTCTCCACTTTGAAACTCGGCGGCCAAGTTGTATCTCTTGTTGCGGTGTGAGTAATGGATACCGCGCGATACTGTTTAAGTAGTCGCCAATAGCGTCAGACATGGAGAATCCGTTAGTACATACAATGGAAGCACAATTCCACGGTGCTGCCAATGCTGCGCAGCTACGTGCGTTACATGCTGCAGCAGATTGGGGCGGACTGCTGGAATATGCGCTGCTGCTAGCCGAGCAAGAAGCAAGCCAGCGGTCTCAAATCCACTGGCTTGCGCAGGAAGCGTCGGCAGCATTGCGGACTGGTCTAGAGCAGTGGCACCTAGATGCCGCTGAGGAACTGCTTCGAGGCCGTCGCCGTGATGTCTGAGTTGTAATGGCCTGTGACGCTGTAGCTGGTCACCGGCTGCTGGCTCATGCGGAAGAACACCATCTGCCCGATCTTTAAGCCAGGCCAAAGCGGCAACGGCAAGATCTGGCGCGAGTTCTTCAGCTCCAAGGTCAGCACGCTGCCATGCCAGCCGGGATCTGCGTAACCGGCGTGCAGGTTTTCGTAGCCTTCCCGTGCGCGACTTGACTTGAGGAAGAACAGGCCGGCAATGTTCTCCGGCATGTTGAACACTTCAATCGTCTGCGCAAGGATGAATTGCCCTGGCTTGAGTTCGTACGGATTCTCTGCCGTGCGTCCTGCAATGCTGAGCGGCCGCATGTTTAGGTTTTCGGCAGACTCGATCATGATCGTGTCACCAAGCCGTAGATCAAGGCTGGCGGGATTGATCAATGCCTCGTCGTAGTTTGGCACCATGCCATCGGTGCACAGCGCTTTGATTTCGTAGTCGCAAAGGATGGTCATTGGTTGGGTAAATAGTGAGGCTGGCTAATCAAGCCAGCTCCATGCAATGCGTTGGCAGATGCGCCATGCGTGTTTTTTGTCAATGCCGTAGCGTTCTGCTAGTTGTCTGTAGCTGTTACCAGCAACACGCAACTGGCGTAGTTCACGCACGTGATCTTCTGTAAGAAACGCGGCGTAGTTTGCCTCGCCGCGCTTAAATGGATCACTCATCTACATGCAACAGCAACGTACGCATGTACCAGTCGGCTTTGCCGTAATCCTGATCGGCATTGCCTTTGTGCTCAGCGCGCCACAGGTATTTGATGACGTTGCCTTTGCAGTAAGCGCGGAAGCCGTCATCACCGAGAGCTGCCTTAATGGCTTGGATGCACTCAATGTCGCCGTGCTTGTAATGCGGCGGATGATTGACAAGATCACTCATCACCTAAAGCCTCTGCCATGTCGCGGCGGATCAGATCAGCAATGCGCTGTTGATACAAGCCGGTGTAGGTGCAGCAGGTCCGGCCGCTTTGCTCGTACAACCACTGCAAGTAGTCATCACGGCGCTGTTCAGTCTTGTGGTTGATCATCTTGCGTCAGCTCCAGGAGTTCAAGAATATGCGCGGCAAATGCCACGTGTGTCATCACTGCATGGGTGCCGGGAGGGCGCCCGTAGGACGCCTCCCACCACTCCTTGAATGCAATGTCAAGTGTGGTTTCGTTCATCAGAACACAGGCTCCTCGCTGGTGGTTGCTGCGCCGCGTGGCATGAATTCAAAGCGCTGGATGCTGAGCACATGCTTGCTGCGCTTTGCACCGGTTTCCTTGTCGTTCCACTCTTGCCGGCGTACGGCACCAGTCACAAGGATGCTGTCGCCTTTTTTGAGCTTATCGACGATTAGCTCAGCAGATTTGCCCCAGATCTCGCAGTCGATTGCGTTATTAATCCAGTTGCCGTCTTTGTCTTTGCCTTCCTGGATACCACCAGCGAAGTTGGCAACCATGGTGCCGGATTCAAAGGCACGTAGTTGCGGGTCGGTGATGATGCGAACAATGCCGGTTGCGTAAAGGCTCATTTCAGTTCAGTGGTGTAATGCCATTGGCTTCTTCAAAAGCCAAGACTTGTGCAAGGGGATAGCGAACGCGCGGCGTGCCAGCTGGTAGGCCAATGCGTGGTGCGGTGACGTAAGCAGGGCCAATACCGCGTGCACGTTGGTTTTTGATGGCTGCTGGCTTCAGGCCCCAACGTGCTGCCAGTTCGTCAGTGGTGAGGAATGGTTCAGTCATCAGCGAAGGGGTCCTCCGATGGCGTGTCGGATAGCACCGCTTCGCGCTCTACGGCAAGGCGCAGCAACTCGTCGTTTTGCTCATCGCTGAGATCAGGCTTGCGCTTATCCATGCGCGCTACCACCTCCTGCAGCTTGTCGAGCGTGTCGGCCTTGGCGATAGCAGCCTTACCGGCTTGGAACAGTTTGGCGTCGCCTGCAGGTGCAGGTGCAGCGGTAACGGTCACCGGCTCCACCTCGGCCTGCTGCATCTCATCGGTGCTATAGACACCGGACATGTCGGCAGGGAACGCCTTGCGCAGTGCCAATGCCTCAGAGCATTTGGCGATCATCGCGGCACCCATCTTGGACCACAAGCCTTGACCGGCGTTGTAGTCAGCAAAGCGTGCAACGCCAGTAAATGGATGGTTGGCACCTTTGCGCCAGATAGTGGTCTTGGCCGCAGCAGGTGGCTTGCTGCCCAGCCATACGTCAGTCCACTGGCCGTCTTCACCACACCATTCAGTGATGCTGCCATCCAGTTGCCCAGTGCGCTCAGCAATGGCACGCAAGCCGTCAATGCCGGCTTGGATGGTCATCTTGCCGCCACGCTTGATGGCGTAAATCTGCTTGCTGAACGGATCCAGTCCAGTGCGCTGGCAGGCGTAGGCAAACAGTCGCAACTCGTCATTGCTGCAGCCAGGCGCAATGGTGGTTGAGATCAGCTGCGTTTGCTCTGGAGTCCAGAGCGTGATGCTAGAAGTCATCGGATGTGATAGTTGGGTTGGCAGTTAATGCCCATGAAGGCAGGCTGAGCGGCTGGCAGTGATCGCCGTAGCCCGGCCACTCCTTGGTGGCTTGGCAGTCGGCAATCACGCGCATGTCGCGTTGCCGTAGCTCATCACCAGCAGCCATGGCCGCGGCATCAAGCTCGTAGACCGCAACCGCGTACGGAGCAGTCTTCTCAACGGCAATGAACACAAACCGCTCAGCACCGTGCAAGCCGGCTAGGTAGTGGCTCGCTTGCACATGGTAGCGGAAGGTAGCCACGCTACGGGCGAAGCCGGCAGGGCTGGCGTCCGTGGTGGTCTTGAGGTCAACCACCGTGGTGCCGTCATGCCAGTCGGGGCGGCACTTGCAGCGCAGCCCAGTGGCGGCGTCATCCCACCAGAAGGACTGCTCAGCCTTGCCATGGGCAAGCAGTGCTGCTGCTGCGGGATGACGATGCACGCTGTCGGCCATGCAGTTGGCGGCCATCATGTCGCCAGCGGCAACCGCCTCAATGCCAGCAGTGGCCATCCGCTCTGCTTGCTCCTTGCCGGCTTTGGTGTTGCGTGGAGCGCAGACGCCATAGCGGCCCGCTAGCTCACTGGGCTCAAGCACTGCGCAATGCACTAGTGATCCAAGCCGCATGGCAGCAGTGGGTTCTGGTGCAATGCGATTGGGGTCGAGGTAGCGGCTGAAGTAGTGGTAGGGAGATTTAGCCACTGCGTGCAGGTGCGAAGCGCTGACGGCTGGGTCGGCGTGGTAGTCGGCATTGCTGGTCACGTTGCTGCCCCACTGCGCATCTGGCGGTGCATCCGGCTGGCGGTGCCGTAGGTGGCGACCAGCTCGGGAAACGCATCCAGCAGGCGGCGCTTGTTGCCGGGATCAGCCTTGAGGCCAGCAGCGGCTAGCGCTTGGAAGAATCCACCGCCGTGCTGGTAGGCGGTGGCAAATGTCCAGTAAATGTCTGCTTCTGTCATGGCTTGAGCTGCTCTTGGCAAGCGTGATGGCTGTAGGCAGGCTGCTGGCGTCCGGTGTCATAGGCCATTGCCCAGACACCAAAGATGATTGCCAGCACGGCAAAGCGGTTCAGATTGTTCATGCCATCAGCGCCTTACGGACGCGATAGGTGGACAGATTGAGGCGATCGGCAATGCGCTTCTGGCTCAGGCCAGTGCGGCGCAATACGCGGATGCGGCGGTCATCTGAGGCGGTGAGCCAGTCGATCACGGCGACTACTACCAGCAGTGGCAGCAGCAGTTTCCAGATAACTAGCAGTGCGGTTGTGAGCATGGTTCTCGGTTTGGGGTGCCGGTTGTCCGGCTTGTGCGTATCCTACACCATGTGCCGCCGTGGTCAACCATGCCTAGTAACGGATCGACACAGTTGCGATGCCATCTAGTGGCACGCCTAGTCGGTAGGCAGCGCCAGCGCTGAGATCCAGCGATCCGCAGTCGCAGCGATCAGTGACGGGTACAGTCAGCAAGCGCCCGCGGTGTTGCACCGTGACGCGCGTGCCGCATGGCAGCCATGGATGGGCGGCGGACACGTCCCAGTGGCGGTAGGTGCCGCCGCAGTACGTGGTGCGCCCGTGATACCAGCCGTCGTAGACGGTGGCAGTCACCTGCCGGGCTTGAGCAGGCGACAGCAGCAAGATTGCTGCGGTAATCAGTGCACGCATGATGCTTGAGGTGATGGGAATCCGGGGCGCTCTATCCGGCTTATGGCCTAAATCCTTGCGCCCCGAAGGGGCGATGCCCTTAGAACCACTCCTCAAGCGCGGCCTGGGCGTTGCCCAGATCGTGCTCGATCGAGTCAGCTAGCGCGATGGCCTCTTGGGCCACCGTGAGCAGCTGCTCGGTGGAGCGGCTCCACGCCTCGAAGGCCGCGTCCACCTCAGCGATTAACGCTGCGGTTTCGGCCTCGAAGGCGAGGGCGTTGCGGGTGATGTCGTCCATGCGATCTCCGGTTGATGGTTGAGCCCCCGGCGGGACTCATGGGTGCCGGGTGAAGGCCACCACCGGAGCGGGACGACGCCCGCGAGTATTCGGTTTTCAAGGATCAATAATGTGCCGGGCCAACCGGCGGTGCGGGCTTACTTAGGCCCTGTTGAGCTCGATTGTGGGGTCGTGTGCTCTGTTCCCCCTGGCCGCGTTTTTAGCGAGGTGCCGCTTCCCTTCCCTCGTGATACCAGTATAGCCCATGCGCCGCCCTGATCAACCGTGTGCAACATCTCTTAATAATGTCGCTGCATCCTCCACGCTGCGCGCCACGCCGGCAATGCCGCCAGCCGCCTGGACTGCATCCAACCACTGCTGCTGCTCATGGCGCAGCCTTCCGGTGGGGGTCTTCACCTCTATAGATAGGAACACCGCCACTTGGGTGCCGACCATCTCCTCGGTCACGGTGACGCGCTTCCAGCCGATCAGGTCAGCGCTGCCCTTGCATAGGCCGAACTGCACGGGGCGGCCATTCTGGTCCTTGAGCGTGCCGGTGTTATTGCGGAACAGGCGCGTGTCACCGTTGCTGCAGGCAATGCGGATCTGTTGCTGGATTTGCTGCTCGGTCACTGCCGCGTTACTGCTGGCGGCAGGCTAAGGCAATGGTTGGATCGGCAGCTCAGATACAGGCACCCACCAAAGGCGCACAGTCCACACCCCGCCGGTTGCCATGCAATGCTGCTCCCATGCAACAAACTGATCAAGCGTGTCGTCTGGTTGCCACATGTCACCAGCCCTTATAGGGGATGAGCTTGGAATGTAGACAGCTTTAGGGCAAGGCGGGAAAAGACCCTGCGCTCGGTATTGTTCGTGAGTGAAGCGCATAGCAAAAAGGGCGCCGTAGCGCCCCGGTTCAGTTCAGTTGATGCAGGCGTTAGCCAGCATTTCGTTGGCGGTGTTGAGGCGCTGGAAGAGCTGCGGCAGGATGTGGAAGTGGCGCTCGCGCTTGGCGGCTTCAATCATGCCCAAAGTCTCGTTGCGGAACTCTTGCCATTCTTGACGCTGTGACTTGCGTGCAGGATTACGGCGTGCAGTGATCACAACCTGGATGCTGGATTGCTTGCAGTTGTTTGCCTTCCATGCAGCCAGTTCAGCGGCGGTCATATTGGCGGTGATGGAGGCGCGGGTCATGGTTCTCGGTGTGGGGTGCAGGTGTTGCCTGCTGTCCCCAAATCATACCACCATGCTCAGCCGTGCGCAACCTCACCCGCCGTAACGCTTAGCCAGTCGCGCCTGGTAGACACGTTCCGCCCATCCTCGCTTGTAGCCGCGTTGCTGCGCTAGCTCGCGGAGTGCATCCAGGTCGCGGGCTGAGGATTGCTCACGCCGCTTAGCCACTGCCAACTCCTGCAACTCCCCATCAACCTGCTGCAGCTCACGGCGTTCCTGCGGCGCAAACACATGACCGCATTCGCGGCATACCTGCACCGCACTGGCACTAGTGGCGAAGCATTGCGGGCAGACCTTGACCGATGGCGCCTGCTCGCGGTCGCGTTTTTTAAGGCCATCCAGGGTCCAGTCTCGTGGTTCTAAGTGGTGTCCCATCCTGAGCGTGTTGCCGACGTGATCGAGCACCACTGCACGCTTACCGGGTTGCGGGCGCAGGCAGCGACCGATCATCTGTAGATGCAGCGCCACTGATGCAGTAGGCCTGAGCAGGATGCAGCCGCCCACTGATGGCACGTCCACGCCTTCACCGATTAATGCGCAGGATGTCAGCACTTTGAGCTTGCCGGTGCCCAGATCGCTGAGCAACTGCCGGCGCTGCGTGGTATCCATGCTGCCGTCAATACTGGCCGCGGCGATGCCTGCTGACTGGAAGAGTGCTGCCACTGCCTCCGCGTGCGCCACTGAGCAGCAGAACGCGATCGCCGTCTGGCCTGGCAGGTGCTTGCGGTAGTGGCCAAGGCAATCACCCATGATCGTGCCGACGCGCTGCTCAGCCTCCTTGGGGTCGAAATCACCCATCCGCTTGCGTAGGCCGGTTGAGTCAAAGCCCGGCGGTGCCAGCACCTTGGCAGCCGCAAGGAAGCCAGCATCCGTCAACTGCTGCGATGTTGGCCCTTGCACCATGGATTGATAGTGCTCGCCAAGACCGCGGCCATCGCTGCGGATCGGTGTTGCAGTTACGCCGAGCAGCTTGGCGTTATGGAAGTGCTGAACCGTTTTGGCCCACGTGCCAGCCGTGGTGTGGTGTGCCTCATCGACCACTAGAAGCTGGAAGAAATCACGCGGCAGCAGGTGCAGCCGGCGGGCAACGGTTTGCACGCTGGCAATCTGCACGGCATAGCTGAGATCCATGCTGCGGCCAGCACTGATACGGCCATGCGGCATGGGCATAGCGCGGCTGGCTTGATCCAGCAGCTCCTGCCGGTGCACCAGCACCAGCACGCGGTTGCCTTTGCGGCTGGCTTGCTCTGCGATGTAGCTAAAGCACACCGTCTTGCCGCCTCCGGTGGGCAGCACCGCAAGCACAGATTTATGCCCTAGCTGGTACTGCAGTCGGATGTCGTTGATGAGTTGTTGTTGGTAGGGGCGAAGTTGCATCACACCAGCACTCCTTGACGGTTGCTGACTACTTCAGCCAGGTTCTTGACCGCGCAGTTGAAATACGACGGCTTCAGCTCAAAGCCGACAAATTGGCGCCCGGCTTGGATGCTGCAGTAACCCTCACTGCCGATGCCGGCGAACGGCGACAGCACCACGTCGCCAGGGTTGCTCCATAGCTGCAGGCCGCGGCGGATCACCTCCAGCTGCAGCGGGCAGATGTGACGCTCATCCTCATTGGCGCGTGCGCTGCGGTATTGCAACGTGTCTGATGGGTTGATATCCATCCACACCGGACTGGCGTAACGCTGCCAGATGTTGATCGAGTCCTTGATCGGGTCGCCGCTTTTGGATGGTGGATTTTCACCGGCAAACTCCGTGAACGGGCCGGCCACCGGCTCGGGGTTGTCGCCCAGTTTGCGCACGGTCACGAGGTAGTCGGGAATGCCTTGGCGGCTGAGTGCTGAATCCTTACGCACTTGTTTATGCAGCAGGCCGATTGCCTTGGTGCGCTGCATGGCAGTGACCGGATCCTTCCAGATGCACACCTCGCTATGGAAGACAAAACCAGCAGCCTGGAAGATGCGCAGCATGTCACCGCGGAAATCCTTCACACCAATGAAACCATCGCGCTCCTTGCTGCTGGGCAGATTCATGCAGTGAAAGCTGATCAGCCGGCCGGGCATCATCACGCGGTGGAGCTCACTAGCAAGGAATCCAAAGTGATCGAAGAACTCCTGCTCGGTGCGGCTGTTGCCCATGTCGCGGTCGCTATTGGAGTAGGTGTAGAGCGACGCAAACGGTGGGCTGAAAATGCTGTAATGGATGGAGTCGCTGTCGAGCTGCTTAATGCTCTCCACGCAGTCGCCCATATACATATCCCATCCATCGCCGGACTTGTGCTCAGTGATGTGCGGCGCCACTTGACGTTGGATCTTTTTGAGTTGTTCCATGGTTTGTTGCTTCATGATTTCAACCATTGATTGAGCCATCTGGATGCTGTCCGCCTCTTTGCGGCGGATGTTGTCGATCACGCGGCCTTCTGCTACGTCGTAGATGATGTGAGCGTTGACGGGCTGCTCTTGCCCGAATCGCCAGCATCGACGGATGGCCTGATAGAACGCCTCATAGCTATGCGACAGTCCAACGAATGCGACGTTGTGGCAGCGCTGGAAGTTAAGGCCAAAGCCAAAGATGCTGGGCTTGCTGACCAGTACGCGGATCTTGCCGTCTTGGAAGTCAATGGCGGCCTGCCGCTTGTGGTCGTCAGAATCCGAGCCTGACACCTCAACCGCGCCATTGATAGCCGCAGTCAGCGCCTTGCTCTCATCGTTGAGATCACACCACACCAGCCACTGATCGGTGTTGCTGTTGGCCAGCTTGGCGGCAGCGGCCACGCGGAGAGCGAGCGATGCCTTGCGCACCTTGCGTTGGTCGTTGAGCGTGCGGGCCTCCATGGCAAACAGCGCCATCTGGCCGTCGTCACCCGCAGTTGCCTCGCGTGGTGTCTCGACCGTGCAGTCTTGGATCTGCAGCGCCGGCAGCACGAAGTTGCCATCCTCGTAGCCAAGGTCTGATGGCTTTCGGATGGTCACTGCCCAGCTGCAGACCCACTCCCAGAACTTGTCCCGCGCGTGACCCTTGAGTCGCCACTTAGCGGTGTCGCCGCCGTCATGCACAAAGAACATGGCCAGCATCTCGGTGCGGGTCATCACGCCGATGAACTCGGCATGGTTGCCAAGCTCCATGTGGTCGTTGGGTGCTGGTGTGGCTGAGCAGGCCAGGCGGTATGGAGTGAGGCTGAACGACTCGATGATCTGATTGCGGATCTTGCCCGTATATGCCTTGAGGATGCTGCTCTCATCTAGCACCACGCCATCGAATGCGGATGGGTCGAAGTGGCTCAGCTTTTCGTAGTTGGTGACTGTGATGCCGGGCTTGACCTCGGCCTGCGTGGCAGCGAACGAGCATGGGATGCCGAACTTGCTGCCCTCGCGCACGGTCTGGTGTGCAACGGCAAGCGGTGCCAGCACTAGCACGTTGGCGCCAGTGTGCTGATGCACCTGATGCGCCCATTCGAGCTGCATGGCGGTTTTACCCATGCCGCAGTCGGCCCAGATGCAGAACTTGCCAACGCGGCAAGCCATGGTCACGATGTCCCGCTGAAACGGGAACAGCGGCGCGGTGAACTGCTGCGGGTCAAAGCCGGCAACAGGTGCTGCAGTGGATTTGGAAGCTAGGAACTGTTGGTAGGTCATTGAGCATCGTTAAAAGGTGAACCGATGCAAACCCAAATCCAACCCTCTCTTGTCCATTGCAAATCCCATACGTCACCATCGCTATCAAGCGCATAAAGGCACGTTTTGCCCTCATCGCTGCTGTTGGTTGAAATCTGAATGATTTTGGGGATGTGATCCATAGCAGTGCCGTGTGGCTTGCACACCGTAGACTAACCGTATACGCTCTGTCAAGCATCCAGCCGGAACCCGATGCCGCTAGCCCGACCAATACCGCTGCGCCTTGCGCCAAACCAGCTGCAATGGCTGGATTCCTGGCGTGGTGACACGCTTTCACGCAGCGCTGCCATCCGACTGCTGCTGGAGCACGCCATCCGATTGCATGGCGATGGCGTGATCACCATGCCGGAACCCAAGGGGCAGGCATGAAGGAAGTTGATTTTGACGAAGCCCGTCGGTTTATTGCCTTACTCGGCAAACCGGCAGGCACCATCCGCCTGCGCGCTTTTCTGCACCGACTACATCCCGACAAGCCCAATGACAAAGGCCGCAAAGGTGGCGCTCGCAAGCCGCTGATCAAGCAGTGGCAAGCCGAAGGCCGCGGCGTTTATGTCGTCATCAACGATGGCGGGGACACCAACGCTGAAATCACAGCTTGCCGTGCGTTCTTTGCTGAGTGGGATGATCGCCCGCGCGAATGGCAACTCACCGCATGGCAGGAGCTAGGGCTGCCGGAGCCAACATTTCAGATCAATACCGGCGGTAAATCCATCCACAGCTACTGGGTGCTAGCAGACCCAATCACACCAGCCCATTGGGAGCTGGTGCAAGGGCGGTTGCTTGATTACTGCGATGCAGATCGCAGCATCAAGAACTCATCCCGCGTGATGCGACTACCTGGCAGCTACTACGCCGAAGCCGATGGCAGCCTTGGTGAGATGTGCCGCATGGTCACCAGCGCGGGCCATCGCTACAGCGTCTCCGATATTGAAGCCGTTCTACCCAATGAGGCTTACTACCAACACGAAAAGCCGGCGCAGCACTACGTAGAACCCACAGAGCGCGGCATTGATGAGATCCGCGAAGCGCTTGCGGCAATACCACCTCGCGTGCCAGGGTCCGGCACCTATCACATCTACCGCAATATCTTCTGGGGCTTGATCCAAGTCTGCGGTAGTGCTGAGCAGGCCATTGACTTGATGCAGCAGCACAGCCCGCAATGGCAAGGGCTGCAGCAGATCGCATCATCAGGCGGTGACCGCATCGGTGCTGGGACGTTCTGGTACTGGGCGCGTCATCACGGTTGGCGGCCAGCGCTGCCGATGCTTGCGCCGCAGCGTCACCGCCTAGAGCCTGCTGGTGATAATGATGGTGAAGTAGTCAACCTGCAGCTTTACGACAAGTCCGGCACCGAATGGCTAGATCTTGCAGTTGAGCACGTGTTCTGCCATCCCCGCGAGCGCTGGATTTGCGTTGATGGCGTACTGCACTGCTGGAGCGGCACCCATTACCAAGCCAAGCCGGATGAAGAGCTAGCGCCAAAGCTCGCGGCATTCCTCTCCATGCTGCATGTCATCAACCAGCAAGGCGCCACCACATACCCATGGCGCAGGCCGCGTTACGTGGATGAAGCACTGCAATGGATGAGGCGACTGCTTAAGCCTGTTGAGGTCAACCCAGCCAATGCCATCAACTGCCGCAATGGCGTGGTGGCGTGGGCATGGTCTGGCCGCAAGCTGGATCTGACCTTTACACAGCACAGCCCTGCAGTTGCCTTCACCTACGTCACTGCTTACGACTACGACCCTGAAGCCAACGCCCAGCACCTGTGGCGGCTGCTTGAAGCCGTAGAGCCTAGCGACCGCGACACGTTGCAACGCATCCTCGGCAGTGGGCTTGACCTCATCAAATACCGCGCCACGCGAGGCAGGCCACGTGCTGTGCTGATGATCGGCGAGGGCAGCAACGGTAAGGACACTATCCGCACCGCACTGCGGGATACTCTCGGCAGTCGTAATTTCACGAGCTGCACGCTTGCTGATTTCCGTCAATACGACCAAGGCCGTAAGTTTCCCATTGCGCCATTACGCGGCGCCTCAGTGAATTGGTCAAGCGAAAACTCGCAGTTTGTCAGCATTGACAATCTCCAGTCATTGAAGGCTGCCATCAGCGGAGAGGAGCTGTCATATGAACTCAAGGGCGTACAGGAGTCGCAGTTTGTTCCGTCGTCTTTGTTTGTGTTCAACCTCAACAAGGATCCATCGCTAACTGGTGAGCAGGCTGCCATTGAAACACGGTTTCATGTATTCAAATTCCGTAAGACCTTCATGGCGACGCCTACTGAACCCAACCACCTTCAAGCAGACCCAAAGCTCAAGGACGATCCCGACTTCATCCAGCAGCAAATATGTCCAGCATTCCTGAATTGGTTGCTTGAAGGCATGGCGCTCAGCATTGCAGATGGCATTGATTACACAACTGGAAGCCAAGCAATGCAGGACGTCAGAAGAGCCAGCTGCCATCTTTGGGACTTCTGCGACTCTATCGGACTCACCTATGAAGAGAACGCCCAAGTATCAACTAAGCGCGTATGGGATGCCTTGCAGGAGTGGTACCGAGAGGAGGGTTATTTGGACGATAAAGGTAGATGGCTGATGGACCCACCAAGTGATCGGACCGTCAAGGCGCCGCGGCTTCTGGTGCCGGCATTGCGCCAGATCTTCCCGAAACTTGCGTCCGACAGAGGCTCCGGCAAGTCCCGTGAGCGTCTCATCTCGGGTCTCAGGCTGGACTTGTGGGCGTGATGTCGGACGCAAGTTGCGTCCGGGTCGGACGCAAGTCGGACGCAAATTTCGGACGCAAAAACCCTGTCTCTATCTACCTTTTCTCTTGTTCGGACGCAAATAGGGGTAAATCAAGTCAGGTATGGAAACAAGAGGGGGAATGTAACGGCGTGAACAAAACACACATATAGGGGGGGATAAGGAGAAACCCCGTTTTTGCGTCCTCCCTTGGCATGACTGGGTTTTTTGCGTCCGACTTGCGTCCGCTTGCGTCCGAACCCAGTCGTGGACAGGGTTTTTGCGTCCGACCTACCATTTGCACCACCACCACCACCAGAAATGCCCGAAATCAAGATCAATGTCACCGCTGACGACCTGGCGCGGCTGAACGCGGAAGCAGCAGCGCATGGCATCCCGCGTGCGCACCTGATCCGGCAACGTGCTTTGAGCGGTGGGGTTGTTGCAGGATTGACCACGGCGGCTTACCATGCGCTGGTGGCGGACGCCTGCGCCTTCATGCGTGGTGACCTGAACCGCCGTCACGTTGAAACTCTCGTTGCATATGTCATCGCTCATTCACATTCCAGCCAAGCAGCAACCGGTGATCAATCGGCTGCATGAGACCATGACCCAAGCAGTGGCGTACGCCGCAGCCATTGCCGACAACGCCATTGATGACGGCGTACCGCTACCCATGGAACTCGTGGATAGCTTCGCCGCTGATTACGAACGCATCATCAACAGCCTCGTCACTGCCGCCACCGTCAAATGAAAGCCGTCACCTGCCAAGCCGATCTCGATCACGCATTGCGCACCATTGCGCCAGCCGTTGGCCATCGCAGCAGCCATCCGATCCTTGATTGCTGCCTGATCCAAGCCGCTGGTGGCGCCATGACCATCACCGGCTTCAACCTTGACCTTGGCATCACCGTCACCATCCCAGCGGCAGTGGACACCGATGGCGCTGTAGCGCTGCCGTATCGGCTGCTGGCTGGCCTTGTGAGCCGCTTTGACGGCGATGAGGCTCTAACCCTCGTAGATGGCGCTCTGACCGCCTCTGCGGGCTCCTACGGGCTTGCAGCGGCTGATGCGGCGGATTACCCCGCGCTGCCGGTTGTGGACGCTGCTACGAGCGAGCTGCACCTATCCGCCGGCATCCGCGCCTGTATGGCAGCTGCCAGCACCGACGCCAGCAAGCAGATGCTCCAAGGCATCCACCTTGGCAATGGCCACATGGAAGCCACTGACGGGCATCGCCTCATGCGTTATGCCATTGACCTGCCAGATGGCCTAGACCTCGTGCTACCAGCCAGCACCATGCGCCTGCTGCAAGATCGCGTGGTCACCATCGCCGTTGCCAAAGGCCAAGCCGTGATTGACGCAGGTGACGGCATCACCATCTACAGCCGCATCATGGATGGCACTTATCCAGACGTGGCCAAACTGGTGCCCGCTGAGTTCAAAAGCACCATCACCGCCGACCGCCGCCGCTTGACCCGTGCATTGGAGCGCGTTGCCATCATTGCCGATGCGCACAACTCCATTGTCAAGCTCACAGCCGGCGCCGGTGGACTTGCGATCACCGCTGAAGCCGATGCCAACAATGGCAAGGAGTTGCTCAAGGTGGAAGGCGCCGTCAATGGCGCATGGGCGTTCAACGTCCACTACCTGCTAGACGGCATCAAGGCGTTCAAGCCCGCAGAAGCCATCACGCTGCACGCCAATACGGCAACCACACCCGTCGTGTTGACACCTAGTGGCGTGGACGGTGTAACTTATCTAGTAATGCCTGTGCAAGTCCGCAACTAATACGTGGCAAAGAAGAGCACCAAGGATGAGATTCAGAACCGCGTCAACGTGGTTTACGACCTCATCCTGCGTGCTCACAGCCACCATCAGATCGTTCAACACGGTTCCGAGCTGTGGGGCGTCAGCGAACGCCAAGTGCGCGATTACATGGCGGAAGCGCGCAAGCTGATTGCCCTTGACTCAGAGCTAGAGCGCCCGCAATGGCTGCAAGCCGCACTAGCAAGGTTGCAGGATTACGAGCGTGAAGCACGCGCCAAGGGTAATCTCAGCATTGCAATCAAGGCCCTAGAAGATCAAGCCAAGCTGTTGCGGTTTGAGATGTCATGAGCTTGCTTGCCGGCATCTGCCAACCCGGCAGCCTGCTTGGGTTCATGGATGTTGCAACGCAAGAGGACACGGGCGATCTGCTGCAACGCATCCGCGCTGACCTGCACCCTGGCCAGCTTGCGTTTGTAGACGACAGCGACACGCAGATTATCGGCATCAGTGCTGGCTATGGCGCCGGCAAGACCCGTGCGCTGTGCGCTAAGGCGGTGATGCTTGCCGCGGCCAATCAAGGCTTCATCGGCGCCGTTATGGAGCCGACCGGCCCATTGATCCGTGACATTTGGCAGAACGACTTCGAGAACTTCCTAGAGGCGTATGAGATCCCCTACACCTTTAGGGCTAGCCCGTTGCCTGAATACATGCTGCACCTACCAGGCGGTGATACCAAGATCCTGTGCCGCAGTTTTGAAAACTGGAGCCGCATCATCGGTTTGAACCTTGCTTGGGTGCTGGCCGATGAAATCGACACAGTGACGCCATCTATCGCCAACAAGGCATTTCCCAAGATCCTTGGCCGCTTGCGCTCCGGCAACGTGCGGCAGTTTGGCGCTGCATCCACACCAGAAGGCTTCCGCTGGATGTGGAACACCTTCGGCAGCGAGGATGCTAAAGGGCGTGCGGATCGCAAGCTGATCAAGATGCGGTCAGCAGATAACCCGCATCTGCCGCCGGACTTCATTGAGCGGCTAGAGGCCAACTACGACCCAAACCTGCTGCGGGCCTACCTAGACGGTGAGTTCGTCAACCTCACCACTGGCACCATCTACGACCGCTTCAGCCGCGACAAGCATGTGGTGGCTGAGCTGCCAGACCTAGATCGCGAGCCGCTACGCATTGGCGTTGATTTCAACGTTGGCAACATGTCTGCTGTAATCGGCATCCGCACTGGCAGCAGCCTGCTAGTGATTGATGAGATCAGCGGCGCCCATGACACCGACGCATTGGCGCAAGAGATCCAAGCGCGTCATCCGCAGCGGCGTATCTACATCTACCCAGATGCCAGCGGCGGCAACCGCAGCACTAACGCAAGCCAGACCGATATTCAGATCCTGGAGTCCTACGGCATGTCAAACCAGTCACCACGCGCAAATCCTCCCGTCCGTGATCGCGTGGCTGCTGTTCAGGCTTTGCTGGAAAACGGCAAGGGTCAGGTCAGGCTCACCATCCATCAACGCTGCAAGCGGCTGATCGAATGCTTAGAGCTGCAGTGCTACACCGACAAGGGCGACCCGGACAAGGATGCCGGCCATGACCACATGAACGACGCGCTGGGCTACTTGATCTGGCGTGAGTTCAACCCATTACACGCAGGTGCTGGGCGATCTACAGGCATCAGGCTATATTGATTCCGCCAATCATTAACTGTACCCATGCTCAAGGGCGTCGAACTACTCGCCAAGGTCAAAGAACTCGGCAATGCGCCTAAGTCTGAACTGGTGCGCGCTTGCGGCTACGTGATCAAGGATCGCGTGGCATTCACGCAGTTCTATGAAGCGCTGCTGGAAGCCAAAGGCGTTGACCTAGGCAGCAAGACAGTAAAGCGCGGCCGCGGACTGACCTACAAGGCCAAGGTGCAATTCAACGGCAAGCTGCAAATCGGTGATGGCTACCTGCGCGAGATGGGTTACGAGCCCGGCGCTGAGTTTGACATCAAGATTGGCCGCAATAGCATCACGCTGACTGCTGCTTAAACTGCATTCATGACTGCGGCGCTGTAATGTACACCGGCTTCAATAACTACGACCGGCCCATTGCGCAGCGCCGCGTTACTCGCGTGCAAGATGCCAATACAGCGTGGTATGCACAAGAGCCGCATTGGATCCTGATCGAAGATCTGCTGCAAGGCACCTATGGGATGCGCCGCAAGCATCGCCGTTACCTGCCGCAGGAGCCGCGTGAGCTGGATGAGTCCTACGACAACCGCCTAGCACGCAGCGTAGTGTCGCCGTATTACCAGCGGCTAGAGCGGATGCTGGCTGGCATGTTAACGCGCAAGCCAGTGCGGCTTGACGACACAGCAGATGTGATCCGCGAGCAGTTGTTTGATGTTGACCTGCAAGGCAATGACCTCAACGTTTGGACCTATGAAACCACGCGCAAGATGGTCCGTTATGGCCACGTTGGTGTACTGGTGGATGCACCTGCTGATGGGGGTAGACCCTACTGGGTGACGTACACACCACGGCAGATTCTTGGCTGGCGCGCTGAGCAGCAGGAAGGCCGGCAAGTGCTAACGCAACTGCGACTTGCCGAGACGGTCACTGTGCCTGATGGTGAGTTTGGCGAGAAGGCAGTGGAGCAAATCCGTGTACTGACGCCAGGTGAATTCCAGCTGCACCAAAAGCAAGACAACGGCGACTTTAAGGTTGTCGACGAGGGCCGCACAAGCCTCAGTGAGATTCCTTTCTCAGTTGCCTATGCGCAGCGCCATGGCTTCATGGAGTCACGGCCACCACTGGAAGACATCGCCGAGCTGAACCTCAAGGCATATCAGATCCAGAGCGACCTCGATAACCAGCTCCACATCAGCGCCGTGCCGATGCTGGCGTTTTATGGCTTCCCATCTGCAGCAGAGGAAGTTAGCGCTGGACCCGGCGAGGCGATTGCATTCCCTGCTGATGGCCGCGCTGAATACATTGAACCCGCTGGCCGCAGCTTTGATTATCAGTTTCGCAGGCTTGAGCAGCTTGCACTGCAGATCAATGAGCTAGGGCTATCGGCAGTGCTAGGCCAGAAGCTATCTGCTGAAACTGCTGAGGCAAAGCGCATTGATCGCAGCCAAGGCGACAGCACCATGATGGTCATTGCACAGAACGTGCAGGACATGATCGACAACTGCCTGCAGTTTCATGCGCAGTACATCGGCAACAACACATCTCCTGGCAGCAGTTACGTTAACCGTGACTTCCTTGGCACACGCCTTGAACCGCAGGAGATTCAAGCGCTGCTGCAGCTTTACACCGCAGGCACCATCACGCAAGAAACGTTGCTGCGTGAGCTTGCTGAAGGTGATGTGCTAGGTGACGACTTTAACGTGGATGAGGAGCTTGAAGCTACGGCCAATGCGGGGCTTGATCTACAACCTGCTGGATTGGGTGACCGACCGCTTAGTGGACCTGATGATCTGGATGGAACCGAAGAAACCGAGGAGGCAAGAGCTTGATTATCACGTCAGCGCCTTGCCGGAACAGGTCTTAGCCATCGTGCGGATCAGCTGGTACAAGGAAGGCAGGCCAGATGAGATTGACGAAACCATCCTGTATGAAGACGGCCAAAACGGTTATGACGCATTCGCTGCATTGGTTACTACTGCATTGAACCGCGGCGCTAATGTCAGCATCCGCAGCGGCTATCAACCGGAAGATCTTGGCATTGAACGATGAGCACACCAGAAGCGCTATATCGCAATGCAATAGACCTCAACCGCTACAGCAATAGCGTTGCGCGGCGCGTCATCAATGCTTACAACGACATCATCATTGATGCGGTCAATCAGCTGCGCACGATTGATGAGCTGTCGGCGCCAGTCAAGGCGGCGCGGCTGCGGGCAATTCTTGCGCAGTTAAAGGACAGCCTGGCAACCTGGGCAGGTGATGCAACTGAGCTGACAGCATTAGAGCTGCAAGGCATTGCAGAGCTGCAATCTGAGTTTGTGGCCGATCAACTGCGGCGTGCATTGCCGGCAGGTGCACGTGATGCGGTGCGCACCGTAGAGATTAGCCCGCAATTTGCGCAGTCAGTGGTCACCACTGATCCGACACAGATTAATGTGGTAGCGCTCAGTGATGACCTTTTTGCTGCTGTGCAAGGTGCACCGGCGACGTTCAGCCTCACCGCAGCACAAGGTGCCACGATCACGTTGCCCAATGGCGAAGTGGTTACCAAAGCATTCCGCGGCATTGCCGTTGATCAGGCTGAGCGGTTCTCGCAAGTCGTGCGGCAAGGCTTGCTGACTGGTGAGCCGACGCCAGCCATTGCTAAGCGGCTGATCGGAAACCTTGAATTTGGCGAAGAGGCCAAAACCGTGAAGCAGCTAGTTGCAGCAGGCGGCCAAGCAACAGCGGTTGCCGACAATCAGATCGTTAGTCTTGTGCGCACCAGTATCAACCAAGTAGCCAATGCAGCTAGTCAGCAGGTGTATGAAGCCAATCAAGACATCACTAAGAAGTATCGCTATGTGGCAACACTGGATACCCGCACCAGCAGCATTTGCCGTGCATTGGATGGCCGCGAGTTTGAATATGGCAAAGGTCCGACTCCGCCGCAGCACTTCAACTGCCGCAGCACGACAGTGCCGGTGATCGACTATGACGAGCTAGGCTTCATTCCGCCGCCGCCGGCAAAGCGTGCATCAGCAGGTGGCCAGGTGCCGGCGGATCAAACCTATGGGCAGTGGCTAGCAAAACAAGATCTTGAGACGAAGGCCAAGGCATTGGGCGCTAACAAGGTGCCGTATTTCAACCGACTTGCCGATAAATACGGCCCGACTGACGCCATCGCCAAGTTAGTTCGTGATGACGGCTCAGAGCTAACCTTGGATCAGCTTCGTGCACGATATGGACCTGCCTAGCCTGCGGCATTTTGAGAATCGCGGCATCTTTTTTGTTAGCTCTGATCCAGTTGAAGCCCTGCATGGCGAGGCATGGGTGCCAGCTATTTACACCGACAAGGGCTGGGCAACAGCAGACGGCTCTACACTGTTAACAGGTATTGAGGAATGGCGCGATGCCACTGAAGCGGGGCAAGTCGCAGGCTGCAGTATCAGCCAACATCAAAACCGAGATGAAAAAAGGCAAGCCGCAAAAGCAAGCGGTGGCAATCGCGCTCGCAAAAGCCGGCAAATCACGCAAGGGTAAGAAGTGATGGCTAAGAAGCCTGGCCTATACGCCAACATTGCCGCCAAACGCAAGCGCATTGAAGCTGGCAGCAAGGAGCGCATGGCACGCAAAGGCGAAGCGGGCAGGCCATCCGCTGCTGCGTTCAAGGCGGCTGCCAAGACTGCCAAAAAGCCAAAATCACGGAGGGCAAAGTAATGGCGCAACGCAGAGATCGCATTGGCAGATTTGCCAGTAGCGGCGGAGTTACGTATGGCAATCGTAGTGATCGCAACTCCGATGCCCGATGGGCCAAACGCGAGACTGCCAAGCTAAATAAAGAGCAGGCAACGCTGCAGCAAAAGCTGGACAAGCTGAAAGCTAATACCCCATCAGCCAAAGTCGCATCAGCGCAAGCCGGCCTTGCCGGTGCACGCGCTAAAAAAGCTGCTGCTACTGAAAAATTGGCGGCAAGCAAAGCTCGGATGGCCGAGCTTAAAGCGCAGCTTGCAGCCAGCAAAGCTCGCCTTGGCGGCAAGTCTGCCACTAAGCGCGGCGCCCGCAAATGATCACCTACCGCGGCGAGCAGTTTGACGGCTACAACAAGCCGAAGCGGACGCCAAAGCATCCGAACAAATCGCACGCGGTGCTCGCCAAAGAAGGCGACAAGGTAAAGCTGATCCGATTTGGCCAGCAAGGCGTTAGCGGTAGCCCATCACGCGAGGGTGAATCTGCCGCGGCCAAAGCACGCCGTGCATCTTTCAAAGCGCGTCACGCCAGCAACATTGCCAAGGGCAAGATGTCTGCTGCGTGGTGGGCAGATAAAGAGAAGTGGTAACGTAGAGGTGTAATTAAGCCTGCGGCTTATCCATGTCTGATGAACAACAAACCCAAGAGTCTGCGACTACTGGGGTTGAAGCTGAAGCGTTGCAGCGCAGCGTTGAAGCACTAGAGCGCAAGAATCAAGAGCTGATTGCAGAGCTGCGTGCAGCAAAGAAATCCAAGACGCCTGATGGGGTCAATGTCGATGAATTGCTGGAATTCAAGCGCAACTACGAGCAACAGCAACTCGAATCTCAAGGCAAATACCAAGAGGCACGACAGGCTCTGGAGCAGCAGTTCCGTGAGGCGACGGCTGAAAAGGACCAGCGCATCGCAACACTTGAAGCCCGCGTCCGGGAACTAGAACTGGTCACGCCTGCGGTCACGGCACTGGCTGACATCGTGCACGATCCTGACCTTGTGCTAAAGACCAAGCTGTCGCCTGACGCAATCCAGCGCGAACCCGACGGCACCGTTGTGGTTGTTGACGGCTACGAGCGCAAGCCCGTTGCTGAATGGGCCAAGACACTGCCGGCATGGATGCAGAAGCAACCCAAGCCACAAGGCAGCGGCGCACCAACCGGCGGCAGCAATGGCACCATTCCGGCTGGCATGAGCAATCCATTCAGCCGCGATAGCTTCAACCTCACAGAGCAGTCGCGGCTATTCCGTACAGACCGCGACCTATATGAGCGGATGAAAGCTGCAGCTAACCGTTAGTATTTGAGTGTCTGCTCGTGATGGCTGCGCCACATAGAGCCTAGGGCTGCGCCCACATCCGTAAACCCTTTTTGAGGATTAGTCATGGCGACCCTTCGCTCTGACATCATCATCCCCGAGGTATTTACGCCTTACGTCATTGAGCAAACCACTCAGCGTGATGCCTTCCTGGCTTCCGGTGTGGTGCAGCCTCTGGCGGAGCTGAATGCCACCGAGGGCGGTGATTTTATCAACGTTCCCTTCTGGAAAGCCAACCTTTCCGGCGATTTCGAGGTGCTGACCGATAGCACCAGCCTTACCCCTGGCAAGATTCAAGCCGACAAACAAGTTGGCGTCATTTTGCACCGCGGGCGTGCCTTCGAAAGCAGAGACCTCGCTGCTCTTGCTGCCGGTTCCGATCCTATGGCCGCCATCGGCGCCAAGATCGCTGACTACATCGCTAACCAGCGCCAGAAGGATCTGCTGTCCTGCCTTGGCGGTGTGTTCGGCAGCCTGGGATCTACCTCCAGCTCTGCCGCTTTCTTTGGTCTGACCATTGATGGCGAGTCTGGTGATACCCCCACGACTCTGAGCCCCCGTCATGTTGCTGAAGCCCGCAGCCTGCTGGGCGATCAAGGCGACAAGCTGGCCGCTGTTGCCATGCACTCCAAGGTCTATTACGACCTGGTTGAGCGCAAGGCCATCGACTACGTGACCGAGACAGACGCACGTCTGACCTCTAGTGTCACTGATTTCGTTGGCGGCAGCATCGCTGGTGCCTACGGTCCCGTGAGCGTGCCGACCTACATGGGTCTGCGCGTGATCGTGTCTGACGATGTGCAGACCGATGGCAGCGGTTCTTCAACTGAGTACGCCACCTATTTCTTCACCCAAGGCGCTGTTGCCAGCGGTGAACAGATGGCGATGCAGACCGAAACCGATCGTGACATCCTCGCCAAGAGCGATGCCATGTCGATCGACCTGCACTACTGCTACCACCCCGTTGGCGCTAAGTGGGCGGTGACTACTGCCAACCCCACTCGCGCTCAGCTGGAAACGGTTGCTAACTGGTCAAAGGTGTACGAGCTGAAGAACCTCGGCATCGTGCGCGCCACCAACACCTCTAACTTCGATTGAGGTAACTAACCATGGCACAACCTTCCCAGTTTGAACTGTCCACCGAGCAGTACCTCGAAGCCACTTTTTACGGTGCATCCTCGATTGCCGACGTGCAATTCTGGGCTGCTCCAGTGAAGTGTCAGGTGGTTGCAGTGCGTGAAGTGCATGCTGTTGCTGGCAATGATGCTGGTGATGTCACCGGCACCGTTCGTCGCTGCCAAGGCACCGAAGCTGCTACTGCTGGTGATGACCTGCTCGGCACCACCAAGATCAACCTCAAGGGCACCGCTCTGACTGAGCAAACTCCTGCCCTGACCAGCACCACTGCCAACCTGACCCTTGATGCAGGCGATCGCTTGTCTCTTGATGTCACCGGCACCACCACCACCCTGGCTGGCGTGATCCTGACCGTGCTGCTGAAGCGCGTCTGATTCAACGCAAACAAAAGAAAAGGGGAGGCCTAGCCTCCCTTTTTTATTGCTTATGCTTTCGCTTGTTATTGGCTTGCTCTAGCCAAGTCGACCATCTGCAATTATTTGGTTCATAATTACCAAATGGATCAATACGGTCAATAGTCATACCGCTCGGCCTTGGACCCATGTCTTGCATGAATGCGGTAAAGCTATTCCATCTATCGCAAACCGTTACACCCACTCCGCCATAGTGTTGAAAAGCAACATGATTTGGATTTTGACATCTTTCTCTCATGCCCATCCAAACTCGATACTCGGGGAGTTTTTTTGTCATGCCGTGAAACTCGTATCGAGGAACACCCGAAACGCATCCGCATGATTTTGATATTCCTCGCTTTAAGCTGGTTCCATTAACCTCGCGCTCTCTTCCGCAAATGCAGCGACAAAGCCAATAACAGCGCTTTGCACCATTTGGCATTGTTTTTTTGATTGGCTTTTCGCCAATAACAGTCCAATTGCCAAATTGCTGGCCGGCAAGCCATAATGGTGTTCTCATCCTGGTAACGCAGGTTGGGCATGGCTGGGAGCGCTAACTCGCCAGCCGCGCTACTCTAGAACACAGGCAGCAAGGGAGACAACCTCATCGGCATGTTCGCCTTTCGGCGACTGCGTGAACTGGAGGCTGCTTCTGCGGAGGCAGCCTCTCTTTCTATTGCAGAGCCCACACTTAAACTTGAGATGACGGAGCCACCCAACGATGGCAATAGCAATCAACGCAACCGTAGGGTCGGCAAGCGCAAACTCCTACCTGACGCTGGCAGCAGCGCAGGAGATCATTGATGGCTTTGTGCAGGATGCTGATGTAACGGCATGGGCATCAGCTACTACTGACCAAAAGAACCGTGCGCTGTTTACCGCTACCCAACGCTTGGATCGTGAGCGGTTTCTAGGCGCCCGCGCTACTGACACGCAGGCGCTGCAGTGGCCGCGTACTGGGGTGCGCAAGCCTGACACCTACATCAATACGTACGCTGTTGGCTTTCCGTTTCGCATCACGACGGACTACTACACCGACACTGAAATTCCGCAGCAGGTGCAGTATGCGCAAGTTGTGCTGGCCACTTATCTCAACAACAACCCTGATGGCATTGGGCTAAGCGGGCTGGAAGACTACAAGAACGTCAAGATTGGCAGCATTGACGTGACTCCTAACCTCGGTTACGGCGCTGTTGGTGTTGACAAGGTGCCGCCGCTGATGGAGCGATACCTCACAGGGCTTAGAATTAGCGGACCAGGCAACTTCTCTATCCGCAGGAGCTAACCATGGACGAGTACAGCATAGGTTTTGAGTACATTAGCGATACCGCTGCCCATGCCGGTAGGTTTTACAAGCTGTATGCAGTTGCTGATGCCGTAATCAGCACAGCTACCGTGCAAAATGCAACTGGCAATGCGTTTACCTCCGTACCGCTTGGCGCAGGCGACGAGATTGAAGGTGTATTCACCAGCGTGACCCTGGCTAGCGGCAAAGTTATTGCGTACCGGATCTGATCATGGCTCTTGCCTTCCTTGGTGGTGGTGATGCGGTAGCACGCGATGGGCTCGAAATCCCTACGCATGATTGCATTGTCAATACATACGACGGCGCAAATAACTTGCTAACTGCAACGTACAAACGTGGCGGTACAAGCGGCAAAACCGTAGCAGTGCTGACAATGACTTATGATGGCAACAATAATCTGCTTACCGTTGTTCGGAGCTGAGCAATGGCCTTTAAGCTCAATCCGTTCACAAGTGGTCTTGATACAGTCCGCAACCAAATGTTGTGGGGGTCGTTTTATGACACAACTCAGCAGATTGCAGCGGCTGCTAACACTGCCTATTCGATTGGCATTAATTCAACGGATGCTGATAGCCGTGGGATAAGCATTGTCTCTGGCTCACGAGTCACCTTTTCTAGGGCAGGCGTTTACAGCGTCACTTACTCTGTCCAGTTTGTGAACACAAGCAACTCGATTCACGACATCAATATCTGGCTGCGCAAGAACAATGAAAGCAGCGCTGGCGACGTGCCGGCTAGCGACAGTAAGTTCAGCATCATTTCAAGGCATGGCAACGTTGATGGCCACGTTATTGGTTGCGTGAACTATGTTCTGAAACTTGCCGCTAATGATTACTTGGAATTGATCTGGTCTACCACAGACGTAGCCGCTAGTATCCAATCGCTTCCTTCGTCGCCATCGGGACCAGCGCATCCTTCCATCCCTGGCATTATCCTTACAGCAGTGCAGGTTGCCTGATGGCATTAGCTAGCCCGCTACGCAAGGTTGCCAGCAAGCTGATGGCAAAGTTTGGCGGTGTTGCCACCATCCGTCGGGTAACAACTGGCTCGTATAACGCCACCACTGGCACCGTCACTGAAACCACCGCCGACACTACAGTGCGCGGTGTGCTGGAAGATGTCAACCTGCGTGAGGTTAATGATCTGATTCAAGCTGGCGACAAGCGCCTGTTGATTGCAGCGGCTGATATTGCAAACGCGCCTACTACGGCCGATGAAGTGCTGATTAGCAGCGTGACGCATCAAGTGATTGAGGTTCGTACGATTGAGCAAGATAACATCGCCATTACTTACGAGCTGATCCTGAGGGCATAATGGCGCGCACGATCCGGGTTGCTGATATTGGTGATTACGCCAGCCAGCAAATGGAGAAGCTGTTGCGAGTTGCTGTACTAGAGACCGACAGCCGCCTCAAGCAAGCAAGCCCTGTTGATACTGGCCGGTTTCGCGTTAGCTGGCAGGTAGGAGAGAATGCGGCGCCAGGCGGTGAGAAACCTGCAGGCACCTACAGCGGCATTCCGCAAATTGATCGCATCGGGTACCAGCAAGAAAAGCTAGGCAACGTCTACAGCGTGCACAACAATCTGCCGTATGCAGAACCTCTTGCCAATGGCAGCAGCAAACAAGCGCCGGCAGGTTGGGTGCAAGGCATCGCCAAAGACATCCAAGGCTTTGTGCGCGTCAACGCTGACCGCATCGGGAGGGAATCATGAGCAGCACCTACAACGACGTTCGCGCTGCCATCGAAGGGCGCATTGCAACGCAGATGGCGCTGTCGCCTGCGTATCCGGTTAGCTATCAGAACGTGCCGTTTACGCCGCCAAACAACACGCCATGGGTGCAGGTGTTCATCCGCTTTGGCGATAACAGCTACGCCACGCTGCTGCCGACTGGTGGTGTTGGTTTCAACCGCCAGACTGGCACGCTGGTGGTCAATGTCTTTACGCCGCAGGGTCAGGGCGCTGCGGCTAATTTCACCATTGCAGAGCGGCTAAAGGACTTGTTTGATCGCGCCAAGTTTTCAAGCATTATCTTTGATGCAGCCTCAGGGCCAGCGCAAGTAACACCAGCAGCGCCTGAGCCTTACTTTCAAACTCAGCTAACTGCTACGTTTGAAGCTTATCTAGACTGAATCTAGCCACTACCGTTCACAACATGGCTGTTACTGTTCTGTCCGGTACGTCCGGCGCCCTTTACTACAAACCCGCCGGCACCAACGGCAACTTCCCTGAATCCGCCGTCAATGCCAGCACTGATGTCATCACCGTTCAGCCGTATCTGAACTTCAAGGCAGGCGATCCGGTCAAGTTCCGCGTTATCAATAGCCAAACCGGTGGATCGGGATCCGGCACGCTGCCATCTCCGATTGATGCAGCTACCACCTACTACGTGTTGAGCTACACCGCAGCCACTGGCGCGCTGACAGTCTCCACCGCTGCTGGCGGCACCATCCTCGCCATCACCGACGACGGCACGGCCGTGGCACCTAACGAGTTCGAGGTGTACTACGCCGACTATGCCGCCGTTGGCCAAGTGCAGTCATGGTCGTTTGAGATCAGCCGCGCTGAGATCGACGTGACCACCATCGGCCAAACCGCTGGCCAGTATGCGCCCTTCCGCGCTTACATTCCTGGCTTCGCCGACGGCAACGGCACCGCAACGATCTACGTCACCAACGAGGACGCTGCGCTGTCCAATCGCATGGTGGAAGACGTGCTGCAGCGTCAGCAGGTTGGCTGCGGCTTCAAGCTGTACACCGACAAGCAAGGCACCGAGGCGCTTAGCCGCAGCATTGCCATGGATGCCGTGCTGCTGACCGCCAGCCTGAATATCAACCCTGATGACGCTCAGCAGGTTGAGATTACCTTCCGCCCGGCCGGTGCTCCTAGCTTCGATTTCAGCACCTCTGCTTGATCGCTGATTGCCCCTAGTTGCACTAGGGGCTTTTTTACGATTAAAGTATCAATGAACTGAACATTTTTTGCATGGCATCTGCCAATTCGTCTATGCGCGCGCTTGATCGCCTGAAGAAAGCAGCGAACCTTACGCCGATCAAGAAGCAAGTTGAGCTGAGCGACGGCGAGGTGTTTGAGTTTTACTGCAAGCCTCTGACCATGGCTGAACGCGAGCGAGCGCAGAAGGATGCTGGCTCAGATGAGGCAACGGCGTTTGCGCTGCAGCTTTTGGTATCCAAGGCATTGGACGAGAACGGTCGCCCGTTGTTCCGCGCCGGTGAGATCGCTGAACTGAAAAACGAAGTCCGCGATTCTGACCTCCAAAGCCTGATGTTGGCCGTGATCACAGATCAGTACGACGCTAGCGAAGAGGAAGTAGACGCAAAAAACTGATCAAGCTGGTCAAGCAAGATCATCTGCTACGGCTGATGATGCGCTTAGCCAGAGATCTTGGATACACGCTTTTAGAGCTGTCGGAGCGTCTCACCTACGAGGAGCTGCAGCTTTGGGGATTGATGTATCAGGTGGAATATCAAGAAGCGGAAGAGTCAAGCCAGAAAGCTAGTCGGCGTAGAATGTAAGGAACCAGTTGGCGGATCATGTCAGTCGTAGCAAATGTTGCGATTAACGTTGATGCCGCCAACGCGATCCAGCAGCTCAACCGCGTCAAGACTGCATCACAAGATGTGCAGGGCGGATTTACCGCTGCAGCTACTGGCGCAAAGGGGCTGGGTAGCGCATTAACGGCAGCACTTGGCCCGATGCTGTCAATAGCTGCGGCTCTATCAACAGTTCAGCAAGGGCTTAATGTTGCATTTGAGCGCGGCGCGGCTGAGCAGCGACTACGCAATCTGACAAGCAGCACTGAGGAGTTCAACGCTGCAATGGCGCTGGCTTCGCAAAGCTCAGAAAAGTTTGGCATTACCCAAACAGACGCAACCAAGGCTCTAGCTGACGTATACGGTCGACTGAAAGGCGTTGGCTTTGGCCTGCAGGAAACCGGGCAGATCTACCAAGGATTCAACGCCATCGCGCTGCAATCCGGCCTTGCTGGTGAAGAGGCAGCAGGCGCATTCTTCCAGCTCAGCCAAGCCCTAGGCAAGGGCAAGCTGAATGGTGATGAGTTCGTCATCGTTGCCGAGCGGATGCCGCAGTTGCTTGATGCGATTGCGCAGACCACAGGCAAGAGCCGCGGCGAGCTGCAAGGCATGGCGCAAGACGGCAAGATCACAAGCCAAGTTTTGTACGAGGCACTGTCCGGTGCAGCAGGCGCAGCCGAAAACTTAAACGGCAAGCTGACGGCACAACAGCAGACATTCAACAACCTGCGGCAGGTAACGGATCAACTGCTCAACAGCATTGGCCAGGTCTTTGCACCTGCTGTTGTTGCTGGCGCCCAAGGCTTGGCGGCTGTCGGCCAGATGCTTGCCGACTGGTGGAGCTATCTCGGGAATGTGATCTTCCCCAAGGTTTACGAGGCAATCCAACCGGTCATCGCATCACTGCGGGCAGCATTTAAAGACATTGACTTTGACGCCATCCGCGTAGCGATTCAAAGCATCTTGATCAAAGGCTTTGAGAATGCTATTGGCGTTATCAGCAACTTTTCTAAAGTCCTTGCGTTTGTTATTGACAGCTTCAAGGCTCTATCGCAGAATCCAGTCTTTCAATTCATCGCTGAGCAGGTAGGCAGGCTTGCTGGTTTTCTTGGGCTGACCAACGATAAGGTCGGCAAGTTCAAGGAAGAACAGCAAAAAGTCAATGAGGCAGCAGCCGAATCAGTCAAGAACTATTCCAGCTTGCCGCCTAAGATTGACGACGCCAAAGAAGCGGCAAAGAAACTAAAGGAAGAACAGCAAGCCGTCACCAAAGCCATCCAAGAGGCAGGACAAGCGGCTGACGCATCTGCCAAAGTCGTTGATGCAGTAGCCAATCAGCGAGCCTCGATCACGCAGGCTTACCTGCAAGCTGAGACGCAAGTCAATGATGTATTGCTCCAGCAGGCACAGCGCCAGCTTGATAACGCGCAGAATCAAACGCAGCGAGTCAAAGCCGCCAAAGATATCTATGAAATCACTGTCAGGCAAGCCGAGCTTGAGTTGCAGGCAACACAAGCGCAGATTGCCGCCGAGGTTGAAAAGGCAAGGCTGGCGGTCATTTCCGCTGAGCAAAAAGCTAAAGAGGTAGAGGCTGTTGTTCGTTTAGCTGCAGCGCAAGGCACCGCCAATGCCGAGCACTACAAAGCGCTTGGTGCAATCAAAGAAGCGGCGGATCTGGCCCAGATCCAAGCAGGGACCGTTGGCGAGGTTGCTAGGCAGCAAGAGCGGGCAGCGGTAGCAGTACGCGATGGAAAGGTGCAAGCAGCAGACGCTGCTTATCAGCAGAACATCGTTGCCAAGGCTACGCAAGCCGCAGCCGGGTCGTCCGGTACATTTGCTAGCAATATGGAGCGTGCGGCAGCGGCAGCAAAAGAAGCGGCTGGAGCCACATCTGGATATGTGCAAGGCATGTCTAGTGCTAAAGCTGTTGGTGTGTCTTATGACTTTGGACCCGCTGGCCAAAATGCGGCGTTCAAATCTGCGTATGATGCCGCCATTAATAAATTCATTTTGGACCAAACCAAAATGTTTATCAGCGTATCCGACAGCCAGCAAAAATACAACGAGATTAACAAACAATTTTTTGATGCCGCCCAAAGCTATAACAGGCGATATTGGCAAGAGAATCGTAAAAACATGGAAGAAGCATGGTTCAAAGGCGGCGGCACAATCTTGCCTGGCATGTCATCGGCCAACCGCCCAGCAGCCACTGGAATGCAGCAGTATGGCATCGGCGCCGGAACGGGCATGGCAACACCGCAAGTCAACATCACCACCGGCCCGGTCACGCAGATGGACGGCACCAACTACGTCACCATGGGTGACCTGCAGCAAGCAACATCCACGGCTGCGCGCCAAGGCGCCAACATGGCACTGAGTCAACTGCAGAGCAATCCATCGCTGCGTAGGGCCATCGGGGTAGCACGATGACAATTGGCATCGCTAGCTTTCTAGCCTTCAGACAAGCCGACTACAACAGCGTTGCTGCTCGTTATCAAAGCTATTGGCCGGGCCAGATTGTTGATAATCACACTTTCTATCCGTTTAATGCCAACGCCATCATTTCAAATGCAACCGGTGGCCAGCAAAGCCTGAGCGTTGATTTTGCGGCTAGCAATGATATTGTCAGTCTCGTCGAGACCGGCCTGGCTAACAGCTATTTTGTTGAGCTAAATTTCTACTACTTCACGCCGACAGCCAGCGGAGCACCACCAACAGCTAAAACGCTATTTGCTAGTTATATCGGCGAGCTGATCAGCGCAAGCCAGAATGAGGCGTCAATTTCGATCCAGATTGGATCTAGCCTGAATCCGGTTGAGGCCCAGGCGCCGCCGCGCAAATTCACAACTACGCTGATCGGAGAGCCGCCAAAGATATGACAAGCAACCCGAACTACATTGCGCCGCAAAGCGCATCAGCTCCAATCACCACCAACCTGCGCAAGGATGAGCTGGCAGCTTTGCTCACCGTTGAGCAGGGCGCTACAGCGCAGCAGCGCATTGCGGCAACCGGCAACTCTATACCGTTGGTGTTCTGCAGGCAAACTGGTGGCATTGGCGGCGCATGGGTAACGCCGCCTGCTGTTCGCTTTGGCGTTGAAGAAAACGCCAACACAGGCGATTACTTTGCGTTTGGGCTTGTCATCAGCGATGGGCAGATTCCATCAATCACCGAATCTGATGTCTGGAAAGGGCCAATCAGAGTCAACACGCTATCTGGCTATGGCATCACAAACGCTTACGGCAGCCTGCCTACAGGCGGTTACAACTATACGCTAACATCCGTTGGCAAAGATACGCCGGCGACATCCACTACCAATACCGAAACCTACAACTACGCAAACACGGACGTATCGTTTAGCTTCTCAGGCAATCTATATACCATCACGGTTCAAGGGTGTACATCATTTAACTTCAACGGATCAAAGATCACCACAAGCCCATCTGCAGCAGTCAATTATTTTCATAGATGGGCAGCACGCAGCAATGGCACGTTGATTGATGGCAGCGGATTGACCGAAAGCACCGACTTTAACGGATCGTTCTCGTTCTCGTCACCAGTAACATTTGCCCTAACGATCGACACATCGTTTAGCAACTACTGGCCTAATCCTGCGTATTTAGTCTTTTCTTCTCTTGCATATAACTATAAAATCACGACAACAGTTACGACGCCAAATATCCCTGGCGCGGTCACAAACCTACCGCTATTCCCTGGTTCTGGCGGCTCGTTTGCTGGCATGAGCACGCTTGCCGTTCGTGGCCGTTATGCCGTAGATGCAGAGACGGGAATCTACAAGCAGCAGGTCCGGTGCTTTGTCCGTAATGGCGTGCAGATTGATCGAGTGCTTGGCGGTAGCGGTAGCAGCTGCAGCTTCCCGGATCTTGCACATTACTTGCTTAAGAACGCTAACAAGGTATCAACGCAGCTCATTGACTTGCCATCGTTCCAAGGCGCTGAAAGATTCAACGCAAAATATGAGCTGTTCTTTAATGGTGTACTTGCCAACAGCGTTAACCTGCGCGATTATTTGACGCGAGTTGCTCCGCTGTTCCTGCTGCGATTTGTGCAGATTAACGGCAAGTTTGGGCTCAAGCCGGTGTTGCCGCTTGATGGCGGATTCAATGTCAGCACAGCGGCCGTAACACCGGTTCATGTGTTCAACGACGGCAACATTGTTGCTGGCACGTATCAGAAAGAATACATCGACATCAATCAGCGCAAGCCATTCTGTGCGCTAATGACTTGGCGCGCGCAAACAGATTCCGTATACGGCACACCGCGCACCAATGAAATACGCTACGCCAATACGGCTATGGATGGCCCGTTTGAGCAGTACGACATGGAGGAGTTCTGCACAACCGAAAACCATGCCACGCTGATTGGGCGTTATATTCTTGCCAGTCGCAAACTGACCACGCATACAGTGTCATTCCAAACCACTGAGCTGATTGGCAGCCTTGCGCCAACTGACATTATCAGCGTCACTTGGGATTACAGCTCAAGCTTTTCCGCGGGCGAAAACAAAACCATCTTCTATCAAGTTGATACAGTAACTGAAGGCGCTAGCGGTATTTTTAGCGTGGAAGCAACTCACTTTCCGACGACGGCTGCTGGCGTTAGCCAAGTGGCTTTAGACATGCTTACTGGCATCTAATCATGACCGTTGCATCCTTCCCAAGCATCAAGCCATCATCACGGACGTGGACGCCAGGTTCGCAACCCGTTCAATCTTTTACGGCGCTGTCCGGTTACGAAGCTCGCGTACTGCTTGGGCCTAACCCAATCGGAGCTACGTTGTCGCTTGGTTTTCAGAATCTGACCGAAGCGGTATTCCTGCTAATCACAAACCATTACGCTACGGCCAAAGGCACGTATGAAGACTTTGATTTGCCAGCAGATATCTTTGCCGGCATGTCGAGTTACAGCGGTGTGACTCCATCTAATTACAAGTGGCGTTATTCCGCTGCTCCAACTGTTGAGTGGACAGCGCCCGGCATCGGCAATGCCTCTGTATCCCTGTTAGCAATTAGAGCCTGACTCACGGCTACAATTAACTAAAGACTCCAGTACGTACGGCGCATGGCTAAGCAGTACACCGGCATTGATGGCTCCCTACTGGTCGACAACGTGCAAGTGGCGCGAGTCAGTGACTGGAGTTTTTCGGCCAACGCTGACACGCTAGAGACCACCAGCCTTGGTGACTTTGCTCGTAACTACGTTTATGGCGTGCAGTCTTTCACCGGCAGCGCCACCATTTTCTATTACGAAAACGCATCAAACTTGATTGAAGGTCGCGCCATCATGGATGACCTTTTGCGAACCACGCAGACGCCAACAGAGCCAACGCATACGATAGAGCTCCGCTTCTCCGGCGGCAGCACTACCAGAGCTGTGCGATTCAGGTGTGCGCTTACCAGCGTGGAGATTGCCGCGACTGTCGGTGAGATCATTCAAGCAAGCATTAACTTCACCGTCTGCGGCCCGCTCACGGCCGTAAACCTTATCTGATGGCTATCTGGATCGGCGAGGCTGGCGGCTTGCGTATCGGGCGCAAGCAATCTGAGCGTATCTACAGCCGCTTGACTCCATCTGATGTCGATGTGACAGCCAAGCGTTTTGGCTTGCAAGATCGAGTGGTCAACTTGATCACAGGCGACCGCGTGTGGCTTAGGCGCGTCGACGAAAGCGGTGTGCCGACCACAGATCTACTAGATTTTGTGGCGACAAGTGGCTGGACTGACAACACTAGGCGCAACGACGGGCAATGGTACGTCAACGTCGATAGCGTTGGCGGCATTAGGCTTTTTGCTACATGGCAGAAAGCGCTAACCGGCAGTGTTGCAGATGCAATAACACTGACGACACCGGCATCATCTTACCGAGTCAGCTATGAAGTGGTATCCAAAGATGATGCTTATCTGGCTCAAACGGTGAGCTGGATGCTAAACACTGACCGAGACACAGCGGAGTACACAAGTCTTGGGGACAACTTTAGGCAACGCATGTCCACGCTGGTATCTGGCAGCGGCGAACTCGATTGTTTTTTTGATACAACATGGCGTGGCGGAGCGCCTGACTATGTCGGCACGGAAGAGTCTGCCGTATACATGCATCAACTAGCGCTGCGGCAAGAAATAGGAGCTGAGTTTACCGGTGTATTTTTGATGAAGCGCACGAACACCGTGCCTATTGGCACACTGATTGATGCCGTAGAAGCTCGAAAAGAGCTGTTTTACACAGCCGACTGCGTGATCACATCAGTGGCAACTGAGTTGATCGCTGATCAGCCAATTCACAGCAAGATCAGCTTTATCACCACTGGACCCATCCGGCTGCTGTTTGATTTGCCATCGGGCTATCTGCTGCAAGAGCAAGATCCACCGGACAAAGTTCTGCAGGAGTCTGGGTTCGGCATTCTTCTGGAACTGCCATCCTAAACTGGGCTATAAGCGTACGGTTTCTTAGCAGTGGCTGATCAGAAGATTACGCAGCTCAATCCGCTGCTAGCCGCCGATACCCAGGCAACCGTTGACGTGTTGCCTATTGCTGATGTCAGCACGGCAGAAACCAAAAAGATCACCGTTGCTGCGGTCGTAACCGCAGGCGTTGGCGCAATTGCTGATAACACCATTGCTGGCGCCAAACTTCAAGACGGCAGCATCACTGCTACGCAGATTGCAGAGAATGCCATCGGCTCGTCTGAGCTGGCAGATAACGCTGTTGATACCGCGGCGATTGCCAACCTAGCTGTCACAGCCGCCAAGATTGCCAATGACGCAATCACCGCCGCGCAGATTGCGCCAAACGCGATTGGGGCTAGTGAGCTTGCTGATGACGCTGTAGACAGCGCAGCTATTGCATCGGCGGCTGTCGTAGAAGCAAAAATTGCCACTGGCGCGGTAACCAACACCAAGCTCGGCGATGGCGCAGTCACCAATGCCAAGATCGCTGACGGCACGATTGCGGATACAAAGCTCAATCTTGCTGATGGCTCGATCAACGGGGCCAAGCTTGTTGGCGCATCCGTAACTGCAACTCAACTTGCCAGCAATGCCGCGACAACAGCAAAGATTGCTGACGGCGCAATTACAACTGCCAAGCTGGCCGCTGGCGCTGTAACCGCAACTCAGATTGCCGCTGACACCATTACGGCTGCGCAAATTGCAGCAGATGCTGTAGGCAGCAGTGAGCTTGCCGATAATGCTGTCGATACGGCGGCAATCCAGGATTTAGCAGTTACCACGGCAAAGATTGCTGATGACGCGGTAACCGCAGCCAAGATTGCCGCTGGAGCAGTCGGCGCATCTGAGATTGCCGATGGCAGTGTTGGTGCATCCGAGCTGGCTAGCGATGCGGTAACTACAGCAAAGATCATCAATGGAGCCGTCACCACTGCCAAGTTCGCCGCAAGTGCTGTTGACGCAACTGCGCTGGCATCCAATGCAGTTACTACCGCCAAGATCCTTGACGGCAATGTTACTGCAGCCAAGCTCGCTAACGATCTAGATGGCAGCGAGTTTCTAGCGCAGTCTGCCAACACAGTTCTTGCTGGTCCGGCCGCTGGCGGCAGCGCAGTTCCAAGCTTTAGAGCACTTACCGCAACAGACATCCCGCTGTTGACCGGCACTCAACTGCCGATTGCCACGACATCAGTCCGCGGCACTATCTCTGTAGGCACTGGGCTGTCTGCAGATGGCGCCGGTATTCTCAGCATCTCCAACACGGTCACTGGCGCTACCGCTACAAAGATAACGTATAACAGCAGCGGCCTGGTCACAGGATCAAGCAACCTTGCTGCTGCTGACATCCCATCACTGGATACCAGCAAGATCACAACCGGCACATTTAATGCATCATTGATCGCCACTGGTGCTATTACGGCACCAAAGCTTGCCGACCAATCTACCGTGCTGTTTGGTGGTGCCAGTGATACAGGCGGCAACGTTGTATTCCCCAGCGCATCCTTCAAGGGTCAATACTTTTACGACGAGATCAATCAAGATCTTTATATCTGGTCTGGCTCGGCATGGCTACCGGTAACGATCATTTCCGGTGAGCTGATCTATGCAGGCACCTATGACGCCAGCGTCAACCAAGTCGCGTCGGTAACCACTGCTGGCGCAGCAGTTGGTCTGGCTGCAGGCGTAGCGTTGCCCGCTGCTTCCAGCGTCAACAGGCAGTATTACCTAGTCGTGTCGGACTCCGGCACTGGCACCGGCAACGCACCGGCGGAAGCTTTGGCGCCGCCGGACATGATCCTGTCCAATGGCGCAAGCTGGGATCTGATCGACATTTCTAGCGCCATTGGCTCGCAGATCGCAACCAACGTCAGCTTTTCGCCTGCCGGCAACATCATTGCTACCAATGTTCAGCTTGCCATTCAAGAGCTAGATACCGAAAAGGTCGCCAAGGCAGGCGACACGATGACAGGCAGCCTGACGCTAAACAATGCCAACCTGATCTTTGAAGGCAGCACAGCCGACGACTACGAAACAACGCTGACTGTCGTTGATCCAACTGCTGATCGCACCATCACGCTGCCCAATCAAAGCGGCAACGTGCTGGTTTCCGGTAATGCCAGCATCGTTAATGCTGACATCTCGGCTACGGCCGAGATTGCCGTCAGCAAGCTGGCAAACGGCACAGCCCGTCAACTACTGCAGACTGCATCCGGTGGTACTGATGTGGAATGGGCAAGCAACATTGATATTCCCGGAACGCTTGATGTAACTGGCGTCGCCACATTTGACACCACCGTAGCAATCGGTGCAGGCAACCTGAACTACAGCGACGGTACTTATTAAGCTATAAGGGTAACTTCCGGCCAGTAGGCGTTAAGGAATGACTCTCCAGCACCTGCGCAGCAGCACCGCAAACAAGCGCCCGCTGCCTGGTTCAATGTCTGATGGTCAGATTGCCATCAACACTAACACCAGCAGCCCCGGCTTGTTTTTCAAGGATTCGGCTGGTGTGCTAGTCAAGGTTGGCCCGGTGCACGTCGGTAGCACGGCACCGAACGTCAGCCCCGCATCTGGCGGCGAAACAGGCAACACCGTGGGTGAGCAGTGGCTTGATACCAGCGGCAGCACTTATGTGTTCAAGATCTGGGACGGCTCGGCATGGCGCAGCGAGGCCGGTGAGTTCGTGAATGTGACCGGCGACGTGATGACCGGCGCGCTCGGCATCATTGCGGGCTCGGCTGGCAGCCCTGGGCTGTACGTGAGCGGAGATACCAACACCGGCATCTACTCCCCCGGCGCAGACCAAGTAGCCATCTCGACTAATGGTGCTGGGCGGTTGCAAATAGATTCCAATGGAATTGTTCGCACAGGCAGTGCTGTTGGAACATACGGAGGCGCCTCTGTACTTTACCCAACAGCAAATGGCGTGGTAGATGTTGCCTCAAATGTTGCGAATGTTCCGGGTGTAATCAAGCTCGGCAATGCCGGCTTTAGCAATACGGCAGAATATGCCACTGGTGCCGTTGAGTTTCGCGGCTTCGATTCTGTTGGCAATACGATGGGTTATGCCAGCGTTGAAGGTCTAGTTAGTGATGCTACTGCTGCAACCCGCAAAGGCACAATCGTATTTAAGACGATTAATTCAAGCACAGTAAGCGAGAAAATGAGGCTAACCGCCGAAGGGCGCTTAGGTCTGGGGACTAGTAGCCCTAGCTCGCTCTTAGATATTTCCAATGGGGGCACAGCACTCTCTGCAAGTGGCGGAACGCTTGCCAGAATCATTGGCTCAGGTACGTCACGCTTAGATGTTGTTGCTGGTAACAGCAGCTATTCAATTATTGAATTTAGTCGAGCCAATTTAACAGCGGCTTCCCAGATTGCCTATGAACACAGCAGCAATAGTCTCTATTTTACAACTAACGGCACCACCGAACGTGCCCGCCTCGACAGCTCCGGCAGGTTGTTGGTGGGCACGTCTTCGAGCACTGGTGCAGCAAGAGCTGTCTTCCAAGGCAATAGTTTCTCTAGTGGCCAGCCGGGAATTATCTTAATTCAAAGAGACACTTCTAGCAGCGGCCTTACAGCAGGCGCTGCAATGGGATACATAATTTTCGGAGACAACGTAGGATCCAACTATGCAGTTATAGGTTGTGAAGCAGACGGGGCGACCGGAACGAATGACTATCCGTCGAGATTAGTGTTCTCCACTACTGCCGATGGGGCAAGCAGCCCGACGGAGCGGATGAGGATTAAGAGTAATGGTCAGATTGATTTTGGCAATACAACTAACGGAGCATATACAGTTACTCGCAATACAGGAGTTGTTGCATACTTTGACAGGCGTGGAACTGATGGAACAATTATCCAGTTTGAGCAAGATGGAACATCTGAAGGCTCAATCTCCGTCTCTGGCACCACCGTCAGCTACAACGGCGCTCACCTGTCCCGCTGGTCTCAGCTCCCTGGCGGCACTGAACGCACCGAAATCCTGCGCGGCACCGTCCTAAGCAACATCGACGAGATGTGCGCCTGGGGTGAGGAAGACAACGAGCAGCTCAATCGCATGAAGGTGAGCGACGTAGAAGGTGATCCCAACGTGGCTGGCGTATTCCAGGGCTGGGACGATGACGACGACACCTACACCGATGACTTCTACTGCGCGATGACGGGTGACTTCATCATCCGCATTGCCGAGGGTGTCACGGTGCAACGCGGCGACCTGCTGATGTCGGCTGGTGATGGCACTGCCAAACCGCAAGACGATGACATCATTCGCAGCAAAACCATCGCCAAAGTCACTTCAACCCACGTCACCTGCACCTACGACAATGGCAGCTACTGCGTGCCTTGTGTGCTGATGGCTTGCTAGAGCCAGTAACCCTACTCACTAGACCATTTTGTTGATGTCACCAATATGGTCTGATCGCCTGCGTCAAGCGTATAGTGGTGGGGCAGCGAGTTTGCACCTCCTGCCCCCGGCCACAGTTCCCTGGAAACCATGACCACAGCAGAATACCGCTCCGAGATCACGCTGAACGAGCGTGGCAAAGAAGTCATCCGTGTTGACGAGGAAGGCTTCCACTACAACGGTCAGTTCATTGCCGATGCCGGTGAAGCGCATCGCTTGCTGGTCGAGTTCCTGAAGAAGCACACCGCCTAGTCATTACCACTTCCATGCCTGAACTTTCATCGCAAGCCCAAGAGGTGTTCTGGGCGTTCAACCGAGCAGCCAGCGGTAAGCCTGAGGAGTGGCACTATTTGCCCGCCATTGTCGCCGCAATCCGAGAAATCGCAGCCAAGTATTCCTACGAGGTTCATGGCGATGGCTGGTTTGAGCTGGTGGTTGATGCTTCTGACCTCTACGCGCTCGCTGACGAGCTTGAAGCTTTTGCTCAGTAGTCACCTTCTCTAGTCAACTTCTAATTTGATTCAAGTTTGAAGTTGGCCAGTCCACGTCACTAGGCGGGCAACCGGCCTACTCAACTGGTTGCAACCCTACTAACCTGCTACTGAACACGGTTTTACCATGGCCACCGACTTTGTTTGGGGTATCAACACCCTTGAGCGCGAAACCGACGACGGCTTTGTTTTTACCGCTCACTACACCGTCAACGCTGAAGACGGCACCTATTCGGCTGGTGCGTACGGCAGCATCGGCTTCCAGCGCCCCGAAAACCTGATTCCGTACAACCAGCTCCAGGAGGGCACCGTGATCGGCTGGGTCAAGGAAGCACTAGGCGGTGACGAAAAGGTTGCCGAGATCGAAGCTGCACTGCAAGCTCAGATCGACGAGCAGCGCAGCCCTAGCAAGGCTGCAGGTGTGCCATGGGGTTGATCCTCATGTGTGCTGCATCACTGTTAGCCATCGCCATTCTCGGCATCATGGCTTGGCAGTGGTGCCACACTTCTGATTGGCAAGATCGCTACTGGTAAAAGGGTTGGCAGGTGGCCGGTCCTCACGCGGTGCCGGCCTCGCCGCAGCCTGCCACTGCGGATCGCCTAAACGCCTCAAAAGGGTTTAGGTGTCAAGCTTAGCAGGTAGCTAAGCTAATGGCATGATCGAGCTGATCGCTGCTATCGCCGGGGCGTCGATCTCCGTTGCTGCAATGGGCGCGATGGGCTTTAGCCGCCGCAATGATGAGGCGCGGGATGCAGTCATCCGATTGACCAGCGCTGTGGAGCACATAGCTACGCAGCTAGAAGTGCTTCACACCGACATCAAAGAAGACCGCAAGGAAACCTTTACGCGGCTCAATACGGTTGAGCAAAGGGTATCTAAGCTAGAGGCACAGCCGCGGGCGCGTTAATCATGGATCGCTTTGCTGACTACATTGCTTTGATAGTTGCTATTCACGGCGTTGCCTTGATCGTAGTCAACTTAACCCCTACGCCTAAAGACAACGCAGCACTTGGCGCCACCGCTAAGGCAGCAGTCAAGATGTATAGGGCCATTGAGATCCTTGCTGGCGTGATCACTCCGTTTGTCAAGCGATGATCAAGCTGAGCGATCTGTTTAAGTACTACAAACACGGCACGCCACATCAAATGGCAGCCGTGTCTGAATTGGAAGCTGAGCTATTAAAGGTTGCGCCTGAAGTCTTTAATAGGGACCAGCATTGGTACAAGACGTGGCAAGCTGGCGGCAAGTTGCATAATTATGACCCAGCTATAAAACTCATTAAAGAGTTCGAGGGCGTGCACCTCAGTGCATACCCGGACCCACTGCACGGATGGGACGTTGCAACCATTGGCTATGGCACCACGCGCTACCCGGATGGCCGCAAGGTGCAGCGCGGTGACAAGATCACCGTGATTGATGCCGATCAGCTACTAGCGCTTGAGGTTGAGCGCATTGCCGCAAAATTGCGCAACAGCGTGCCGTTTTGGAATGAGATGACGGGCAACAAGCAGTGCGCGTTGCTCTCCTTTGCCTACAACCTTGGCGCCGGCTTCTACGGCAGCACTGGTTTTGAGACGATCAGCAAATGCCTTGTTGGCAAGGCCTGGCAGGCAGTGCCAGCAGCAATGGAGCTATACCGCAACCCAGGCAGTGCCGTAGAGGCAGGTTTGCTACGTCGTCGCCGCGCAGAAGGCAGGCTATGGGCTGGTGAGCAGCAACAGGATCCAGCCAAGCTGTCGCCCAATAGTGCATTTACAGCTCGCATTACGCCGCACGTGCAGCTTGGTGAGTTTGCGCTATTTCAAGAAGCACGGCGCTTTGACCATCAATACCAGCTCGACACGGCAGCAGAGTTAGCGGCATTCCTTGAGCGCGCACGTGTCAAGTTTGGCGGCAAGCCTGTGGTCATCACCAGCGGCTATCGCCCGCGTGCCATCAATGCAGCGGTAGGTGGCTCCAGTGGTAGCGAGCATCTATACGATGCGCCTGACGTCGGTGCGGTTGATTTCTACATCCGTGAGGTCAACATCAACCATGTGCAAGAGTGGTGCGATCAGAACTGGCCGTATTCACTCGGCTACGGCGCGCCTAAAGGATTTGTGCATTTAGGAATGCGTCGCGGCAAGCCAAAGGTACGATGGGATTATTGAAGCCACTGCGTGGATCACTGCATTGATGGCGCAAACCTCATCCCGAAACGCAGTGCAAAACATAGATTCAGGCAGCAAATCTTTGAGGCATGGCAGCATCAATGTGCTTACTGCGGAGATGCGGCTGACACGTTAGATCACGTCAAGCCGCGCCACAAAGGTGGCGCTACTGTGACGAGTAACCTTGTGCCAGCTTGCAGGCCATGTAATCGAAAGAAGGGCAGCGAAGAATGGCAACAGTGGTTCAATCAGCAGGATTCTTATCTGCTAGATCGTGAGCTTGCTGTGCTGCACTGGATTCAAGCATCTGATGATAGAACACCCTAGCCTGCCATTCTTGCTGGTGATCTTTACACATTCCCGCTAGGCAGACCCTCCAGACGTTCCCGACTTTCTGTATTGTTGGCGCCAAGTGGGGTGCCTGCCAGCGGGTTGCCTATCAGCATACGAAGGCGGCTGATGCCACGCCTTTGTATTTCACACATGCGCGCACGTGATAGGCCCATGCGTTTTTCTAGGTCATTCCATGGCACTGGATTGCGACTGTTGCGTGCATAGATGATTTCACGAGTGCGATCATCTAAATGCTCATCGCAATAGTCGCGCACCGTTTCAAGTTGCCAATCGTATTCAACGTCGTATTGTCTTTTATCGGCAATGATGTCAAGAATGTTAGATGATTCATCTTGTGCAGGTTTATCAAGGCTTGTTACCCGATAAGCCTGTTGCAGCGTGTCAGATATCATCTTGGGAGTCACATCAAGCACTGCAGCAAGCTCCGCCATGGTTGCCGTGCGTCCGTGCTCTTGCGCAAATGCTTGCGCTGTCTTGTTGAGCTTGATCAGCATTTCATGCACGCCAAGCGGCAGCCTGATGATTGGATCGTATTGAATCAATGCACGCCCGATGGATTGGCGGATCCACCAGTAGGCGTAGGTGCTGAACTTATACCCGCGAGTGTAGTCAAACAGCTCAACCGCGCGCGCAAGGCCGATGTTACCTTCTTGGATCAGATCCAGCATGTCAAGCGTTTGCGTGTTGCGCCTGCTGTACTTGCGTGCAACATGCACTACAAGCTGCAGGTTGGATTGCATGAACTTTTGCCGCGCGCGCTCACCGCTGCGTAGCTCGCGGCGTTCTTGTGTTGTTAAAGGTCTTTCAAGATCCTTTAATTCTCTCCACTTTGAAACTCGGCGGCCAAGTTGTATCTCTTGTTGCGGTGTGAGTAATGGATACCGCGCGATACTGTTTAAGTAGTCGCCAATAGCGTCAGACATGGAGAATCCGTTAGT